CAGGTCAGTGTTCTTCTCACGCAATGAAGGGGCACGTACCCCCCTGCCCTTGCAACGAGGGCAGTGCCTCTCCCTGCCGTACAGCAGGGGCCTACCCCTGGCCATGGGTACGCCCCCGCATGTTGTTGCAGTAGGCATGGGCTGGGCGCAGGTTGCTCATCTCGTTACCCCCCCCCGCCCTTCGAGGGACAACGTGATCGACCACCGTGGGGTTCCTTCCCCCGCATAGCCAGCACACTGCGCCTGGGCGCAGGATCAGCGCGCGGGCAGTCGTGACCCTGCGCCCGCTCCATCCGTCTGCGCTCATGGAGCCATACGGTACCGACCACCACCCCGATCGGGTCACGCACGAGCTCGCCCCTGGGATGGCACCAGCAGGCAGGATCGGCAACGTGCTCGCCGTGGATGGGCATGACGTGGCGCTGGTTCATCCGAATGAGGGGTTCAGCCCTGCTGCCCGCATCTTCTCGCGGAAGTCGGAGGGCCCGGAGGCCCGTTCCGGCGGGCTCTCCGAGCGTGCCGGAGGCACTTTCGGAGAAATGTTCAGCAACAGGGATACGGGAGATATCTCTCTAGACGTACGTCTACCCTGTTCGTGAACATTTCTCGCGAGAGCCCCATTCCGCACGGAAACGAAGGTCCAGCCCTTGCGTCCGCGGGCCGTCCGTTTGATCGCGAGCCCGAGCGTGACCATGGATTCCAGGGCAGCGTGGAGCCCGCCCAGGGAGTAGCCGAGCCCGGTCGCAAGCTCGCGCTGATTGAACCGGCCACCACTGGCCGTTCGGGCCAGCAGCCGCCATTGACGCTTGCTGATTCGGACGTTCCGCCGCCACGTCGGGCTGTACGCGGATTCCGTCAGCAGGTCAAGCCACGGTCGGTTCATCGCCCATCCCCCTGGAGGACCGGCCATGTGCCCCTGGCGGACCTGTGCATGAACTTGTGGCCCTTGGGCTGGGTGCAGATGCCCAGCTCCATCGGGCTCGGGTCTACGGCGCCGCAGTCCTCGGGACGTGCCTCGGCCAGCCGCCGCGCCCCGAAGGCCTGGGTGACCTCGGGGTCTTCATCGGGGTCCGTAGCAGGCGGCTGTGACACGTTGTCTGGCGCGGCTGCGACCCGGTTCCGAACGTGCTCCTCGAGGGACGCCGCGAGCACCGGTTCGAGGTCATCGGCCGCCTTCACGAACAGGCCCGCGGGCGTCTCGATGCGTTCGAGGTGGAGCACGCGGTAGGGGATCGTCTTGCCGTCCTTCTCGAACGTCTCCTCGGAGAACGAGCCCCAGGCCGTGACGCGCGCGCCCTTGATCTGCTCGGCCACCGCGGCCAGCTTCTCGGCCAGCGAATCGGTCGCCAGCACTTTGAAGCCCTTGGTGCCGCCCAGGTTCTCGGTGAGCCGGAAGGCGAGCGCGTGCCCGGTGGGCGTCATGCGCAGGTTCATGTCGGCATCGCCCTTGCCCGCCGATGCGAACCCGACCAGGCCGCCGAAGTCGGGCGCGGGCGCTGTGACAGGTCTTGTCACTGGCCGCCGGCCCGGCTTCGCCGCGGCCTCGCCGTCATCGTCATCCTCGGTCGCGATCCCGAGCATGGCCGTGAGCGCATAGCGCCGGATGTAGGTGACCATCGAGCCGTACTGCTGGACGCCCTCCCAGGGCGGCAGCGGCGTGCGTGCGGTCAGGGTGGAGCCCGATTCGTGGAGCAGGAGCGTGACGAGGTCCGCCCCTTCGAGCAGCTGCGCGATCGCGAGCCCGTTCGAGGCCAGCGGTTCCCGGACGGCCGCGAGGATCGCGTCGAGGGGGGCGTACTTGTAGGAGTAGGACCGGACCGCGACTTCCTTGTCGCGCACGATCGGGGGGAACGCCAGCTGCGCCTTGGCGAGTGCCCCAGCGAGGGAGCCGTACTCGATCATCGGTGATCCCTCCAGCACCACAGGCAGGTGGGCATCGCCGCGGCCCGCAGCATCGACATCGGGCCCTCCAGGTTGTCCCCGTCCCAGGCCGAGATGCCGTGGCGGTACTTCAACATTCGACGGAGGCTGCTCATGACGGCCGCCCTTCGTCCGCAAGCTCGACCACCCGGCGCGCCCAGATCAGTTCGCGCTCCGCGCAGAGCACCGCCCTGCGCATCGAGTGATGGGCGTGGGCGCACTGGAGCACCAGCTCCGGGCCGAGCCCTGCACGCATGGCGTAGATGGCGCCGCGCCAGTTCGTGTCGTGCGCCGTGAACGAGGGGATGAGCCAGTCGTTGGCCGCGCTCATGCCGCACGCTCGATCCGCTCGGCCGCACGGCCGCCGGGACGCCAGCCGCGGCGGATGCGGCAGGCGTGGGCGTAGCTGATCCCGTAGTCCAGGACCGCGCCCCACACGTCGCCGCCGTCGCGCCGGATGCGCGCCGCGATCAGTTCAGCGGGGTACCGCCGCCTCCGCGGGTTGAGTTCGAGGTAGCGCGCAACGGTGTGAGTGAGGCGTCCACCGGCACCGACTGATAAGGGCGGGTCGGATCGACGGGCCCGACGCGGGATGCGCGCCATGTTGGCCGCGTGCGACTCCGCGACAAGGTGGGCTGGCCTGACGCAGAGTCTGACACCGCACAGGTGCGACACCTCGCACCCGGCAGGGACCGGGCCCTGGAAGGTCTCGTAGATGACACGGTGGACCTGCTGCGGACTGGTCGGATGCCACGCCCGGGCCATGACCATGCCGTAGCCATCGGTCTGCGCCCCGGGCCACAGCAGACAGCCGCTGGGGTCGGCAACGGATCGGCCGAGGATGTGCAGCGCAACAGCGGCGCGCGACCGCGGGCGCGGGCCCTTACGGGCTACTTCAGATAAGGGCGGCTGAACGACTTCCGATAAGGAAAGCTGTGGGCCGCACACGGACCGGTTATGTCTGGCCGTCACCGGGGTAGTCTCTCCGATAGGTAGTGAGATACCTAGAAGCCTAGCGCGTGGGTAGTCTCCGCGCTGAGCATCCGCGAAACGCCCGGCCGGGTGCCCTGGTCGGGCGTTCGTGTGTCTACTCGTGGGTCCGGTCGAAGGGCACGATGTCGAGCACGTCCTCGCGCCTCACATAGTTCGTGTTCCCGGCGTTGACGACGACATGCGCCTCCGCAGTCGAGCCCAGAAAGCCGAGAGCCGTGTCGCCGGTGGTGCGGCTGTGGCGCACCTGCAGCGCGCTGTCCGAGTACAGCTCCGCGCAGCCCTTCACGATCGCATCGCGATGGGTGGTGGTGGGTCCGACGTTGAACATCACGTCCTCCGCAACGACCGGCGGTGCCCCGTCATGGGCACCCGTGGTCGTGAACATGATCCGGGGGCTCCCGCCCGTTGCCCTGGAAGGAGGCACCAGGGCGGGAGCATCGGGACGGTACTGCGACATCAGCCGTTTGGCCGCGAGACGCATGAGCGCGATCAGCACCGGGGTCCGGAGCTTGCCCCGCCCCGACGTGGCGCCCGCGTAGCACATCTCGCCCCACGTCTCGGCACCCTCGCGCAGCAGCGCCTCCTCCCACCACGTCCACTTGCCGGGTGAGCACCAGGGATCCGCTACGAGCCAGCGTGAGCCCGACGGCTCGGGCGCGACGGCGATGGTGTGGCCGTAGGCGCCGGTTCCCGACAGGCACGGGCCCGCGCATGCCTGCGCCCACACGTCGAGATGCACCAGCCGCCCCTCGCGCAGGTCGGCCAGCGCGTCCTCGAACGTCTCACCGTCCCGGATCCGGAGCTCCTGGCCGTAGGACGCCCACGCCTCGGCCGCGTCCCCCGAATCGGTGCCGCCCGACTGGTCCGACTGGCGCGCTCGCATCGTCGCGCCGTTCGACGTCTGCAGGCCCCCGGATTCGTGATCCAGCCCCGTCGCGATCGAGGCCATGCGGCAGTTCGAGTTCGCCAGGGGCGAGCCGTCGCGCTGGGTGACGGGGGCTGCCCGGTAGGTCACAGCCGGTCCACGAGCACCGCCAGCGCGAGCAGCAGCACCGCCCACGCGAGCGCCTCCTGCCCCTTGGTGCGGATCAGCTCCAGGCCCGCGATCGTCGCGGCGATGATCGCGACCACGATCACGACGAGGGGGTCACCCACGGCCCTATACGTCCTCGGTCACGGCATCGACCTCGATCTCGCCTGGCGCGAGCGTCGCCCGCACCCCGAGCACCCGCACCACCTGGTCGGCTTCGCCCGTCACTTTGACCGTCCAGCGCGCCTCGAACTCGGCGCAGAGGATCGCCGCCACCTGCGCGCCCGTGGGGACCATCGTGCCCAGGACCGTGAGCGGGGGCGGGTTGGCCAGGGCGGCAAGGATCGTGTTCGCCCAGGCGGCCCAGGGGTCGGGGGCGGGCGCGCCGGCAAAGGTGTATGACAGGAACGTGGACGTGGTGGTGACGGTTCGCTGCTCATCGGGCGGCATCGCGCCCCCGAATACGCCCATCCCGTCCTCGAGCACCACGCGATTGCGGACACGGCCGAGCCCGAGCACCTTCCACATATCGGTCAGCCCGACGCCGCCGCAGTTGATGATCGCGGAAGAGGCGGGCGGGGTGACGCCCTCCCGTGGATACCACCCGATCCGGCCGTCACGCATCGGGAACAGCCGCCCGAGCTCCGCGAACCGGATGTGGTGGAGCCCGTCGAGCGCGCTGCCCTGGACGTAGTGGTTGCTGCGCCCCCAGCCCGCCGTCCCGGCCGGGAAGTACCGTTTGCCCGCCGGCCAGCCCACAACGTCGAGCATGTATTGCGCCTGTCCCGCGCTGGTGGAGGCCACGGGCGCCAGCGGCGCGCGCGAGGGCAGGTGGCGAACCGAGAGCATTGCGATGGGATCCAGGCCGTTGAGGTCCGCGATCTCGGAGCCCCGGTCCCAGCCCCATGTCTGGAGCACGCCCGTCCAAGCGGGCGAGCCGTCCACCATCACCCGGAACCCGAGCCCGACTTTGAGCACGCCCAGCAGCGGCGAGGCGGGGTTGTCGGGGTCGTACTTGCGGCCGGGGTCGTACATCGAGACCCGGAGCGTGCCGCCCTCGCATTCGGTCAGCGGGCCCAGTGCCTCGGGTGCGCCCCACTGCCACTCCGCGGACGTGGTGTCGCAGGTGAGGTCGGTCCACGCGCCCGACAGGTACAGCTCGATCTTGATATCGGCGCCCTGGATCAGCGCCACTACGCCGTGCTCCGGTCCAGGCCCCGCGTGAACGGCCCGCTGCCGCCGTTGTTGCGCGACCAGCGCCGGATCGCGCGGACCACCTCGGTGGGGTCGGCGCTCATCACCTGGACGGTGACGTTGGTGCCGCCACCGCTGCTGCTGCCGCCCGAGCGCCCCGAGCGTCCGCGCCCGGCGGGTGCCGGGTAGCCGAACGCCTCACCACCCGGCAGGCTGAACGGGTTGAGGTCCACCGAGCCGATGAAGTTCGCCGCGTCCTGGACCTTCTTGACCATGTCCCCGATGAACCCGAGCACGTCCTTGATGACCCCGATCAGCGTGGTCAGCACGCCGATGAAGATCTTCAGCGCCTCCACGATGAGGTGGATCACCGGGGTCAGCAGCGGCAGCAGTTCCTTGATCAACTCCCCGAGCATCTTCAGGATGGGAATGAGGGCGGGAACGATTGCGTCCATGACAGGCAGGAAGGCCGAGCCGATCGTCTCCCCGATCTCCGCGAACGCATCGGATGACTGTTTGCCCATCCCCTCGGAGGACTTGGCGTACAGGTCGGCCTGGCCCGTCGCCAGCTCGGTCGCGGCGGCGATCGTGTCCGCGGCCGTGGCGCCCTTCTCCAGCCCCGGGATCAGCTTCCGCAGGGCGGCGTCGTTCCCGTCGTGGGCCTTCGCGAGCGCCTTGCTCGCCGTCTCGAGGTCCACGCCCGCGAACCGGGCGATGTCCATCGCGGGGCCGAGCAGCTGGTTGGCCTTGGCCGCGTCACCCGTCGCCACGACCAGGGATTGCAGGCCCGCCCGCACCTCGGAATCGCTGAACGCCTTTGCGGCCCCGGCGTCGATCGCCGCCTGGATCGTTTCGGTGTAGCCCGTGGTCGCAGCGCCCGCCGCGACGTACACCTGATTGAGCTTTTCCTGCTCCGCGCGATCCTCGGCTGCCGCGGCGGTCATGTCCGCGATCGCGGACACCGCGATGGCAGCCCCGCCGGCCAGCGCCGCCACGCCCACCACCGCGGTTGCGTTGATCTTGTGCCCGAATACCTCCAGCCCGCCGCCCGCGTCATCGAGCGCGCCCTTCAGCCCCGATGCGTCCCCGGTGATCCCGACCGAGATGCCGACGCCCGGCACCTAGCGCCCCTTCATCGCGCGGGCCTGGCGTGCGAAGGCGCGCCCCAGCGCCTCCATGTCCGAGACGGTGAGGTCGCGCACCGTCTCGGGCGCCCAGCCCGTCGCGAGCGCGATCTGCATCACGGTGTCCTCGTGCCTGCGCCTAAAGGGGCGGGGCTCGCCTCGGGCTGCTCCACGCGCCCGTCGAGGACCTGTTCGTACGTCAGGTCGGGCTCGCTGCGCCGGGTGATCACCCACGCCAGCGCCGCGAGCGCCCGGATCCGCGCGATGCCCGACAGGTTCGCAATGTCCACCGCGTCCACGCCCGATGCCTCGGACGCCTCGATCATGTCCCGGAACGAGAGGCGGCGGTAGTCCTCGGACCCGACCACGAACACGCGCGGGAGCCCGTTCCCCTCAGACACTCTTTCCCTCCAGCCCCACAGCGTCCGCCTGGGCCGCCAGCCACTCGGCGTACATCTGGCCCACCTGCTCGGAGCTCGCCTCCATGGCGCCACCGATCACGTTCTGCGCGACCATTCGGTCGGTGCCGAACTCCACGAACGGGGCGTACTCGATCGGGCTGACCACGTAGCGATCCTCGACGGCATACGACCCGGCCAGCAGCCCCGAGCGTACGGGCGCCCCGATCCGGGCTGCTACGGCCACGACGGCCGCCGCCTGGTTCGCGACCTCGGCATCGTTGGCCGCACGCTCCCCGAACGCGTTGAGCGCCGCCTGCGTCTCGGGGACGCCGGTGACGGTGACCTCGGGCTTCACGCCGCCTTGCGCCCCTTCGCCTCCGCCTCCGCCTCGGCGGCCTCCGCGAGCAGCACCGCCGCCGTCGAGAGCGTGGGCTTGGCCGTGCAGGGGAGCTCGACGGACAGTTCCGCGTATTCCCCGATCACGCCGCCGTAGTCGCCCGGGACGCACAGCACGGTGCCCGTCATCTTGGGCTGCGAGGCCGATCCCGGCACCGTCTCGCCGTGGATCTGTGAGCACCGAGCCCTCGTTCTGCCACAGGTACGCCGCGAGTCCTTCGGAGCTCGCCGTGGTGTCCCAGTCCTGGACGCCCGTGAGCACAAGGGCGTACTCGGGCGCGTTCGCGCTCGAATAGACGCCGCTGCTGCACAGGGTCTTGACCGTGACGATGTCTCCCGGCGTCACCTGGAGGCGCGCCTCGGTGACATTGCACTGGAACTCGATCGCCGAGCCCACGGTCGTTTTCAGCGTGAGCAGGACGTTGCGCATGAACACGGGCACTGCTGCGACGGCTGCCATATCGGACCCCTTCCCCTAGATCACTGTCTCGATGGTCGCCCGAAAGGCGAGATAGGGCGTGCCCGCGAGGATCAGCAGGCCCGGAGTCTCCACCGTGGGCATGCCCCACGGGTTCGGGAGCGCGGCGCACGCGAGGTCCACCTGCTCGGCCAGCGCCTCCGCCTCCGCGATCGACGCCTCGGACGATGGCGCGACGATGCCCACGATCACCCAGCGCGCGATCCGTGCCCGCCCGCCCAGCTGCGCCGGCGCCGTCCAGGGCGTGCCCTGGGTCACGAACACCGACGGCGGGGACGCGACCCCCGCCGGCTGCACGCGGAGGCCGCCATCCATCAGGACGGCTTCCAGCTGGGCGCGGGCCTGCGTCACGGTCACGGCGGGAACGTGCTCCCTTCGATCGGGAGCACCGACCCGCCGTCCTCCGCATCATCGATGATCACCCGCTGCTCGCGGCACATCTGCGCGAACTCCTGCTGCATCGACGTGATCCAGGCGTCACGCTCGGCGGGCGTCCAGCCCTGCCACGTCTCCTCGGACACCTGCCACGTGTTGCGCAGCACCCATGCCGGGTCGGGCGTCCCGTCCGGGAGGTTCTTGGTGTTGTCGAGGTGCGCCACGGCCTCGATCTCGCCCGTGACGTAGCGTCGGGCCCGAAGAATCTCGATCATGCGATGCCCCATTTCCGGGTGAGATAGGACTCGGTGCGCTGGAGTTCCGACGTGGTGAGCAGGCGGTTGTAGTAGAGGAGTTCTCCGATCCAGCCGTGCCAGGGCTCGTTCGCCTGGGCGAGCCCGAACACGGTCTGGTTGGGAGCCGTTCCGGGCGCGCCGACGTTCCCCACGTTCGCGTACTTGCCGTCCACGCGGAGTTCCGACGATGCCCCGTAGAACGTCGCGATCACGACGCGCGGCCGCCGCGTCTCCCACGTCCGCGATGACGCGAGCCCAGCCGATCCGTACATCGTGATGACCCGGGAACCCGGCTTGTAGACCCGGCCCCACTCGGACCCCGTGATGCCGTCGTAGCCGGCGACGAACGTCCGTTGCGAGGCGTCCGTCTCCGTGTTCGACCCCACCAGGCACATCACCCACGGCTGGGCCGTCCAGGCGATCGGGCCCTGCATCCACGCGGTCCGTCCGTGCGTCCACAGCACGTTGCGCCCGTTCTGGTTCCACGAGCCCGTCTGCGGCCGGGTGGCGTCGGTGGGCGAGTTGAGGTGCCGCCCGTACCCCGACCCGTCGCGCCACGTCGCGACCCGGTCCCCGAGCCCACCCTGGATGCTCCCGGCATTGGACGCGTCCCACCAGCCCGTGAACCCCTCCACGGGCGGGCGGTCCTCCGCCTGCGCGGGCTGTGCGATCACCTCGATGTCGAGCATCAGTCCTGCATCACGTTGAGGCCCAGCACGATGTCGGAGGTCGAGCCCAGCGTCACCGCCGAGCGCGTCACCAGCTGCCCGTAGAGGTTGGCCGTGCCCACGCACACGAACGGGTGGACGCCGCGCCACACCGCGATGCTGTTGGCGCCATCGTCGTACCACGCAGCGACCGGGATCACCCCGATGCACTTGGCCATGTCCGCATCGGACGGTGCAAACGCGGCGTTGTCGGTACCGGCCGTGAACGTGGCGTTGAACAGCCACAGTTCGAGGATCGGGAGCAGGGCAGGCGTCTTGCACAGCGCCGTGGCCGAGAGCACGGCCCCGGAACCGCCCGACGCGAGCGCCGCGCCCGTGAACGTGAGCAGCCCGCCCATGGCATCGCCCGACGTGTAGGCCGGGGACGTGGACACCGTCGGTGTCTGCGACAACAGCATTCGGTGGATCGTCCTTTCCGGCCCTTCGGGGCCCTGCGGGCCCGGAGCCCCATCCGCCCCTGCGGGCCCTGCCGTACCTGCCGCGCCTGCGGGCCCCTGGATGCCCTGCGGCCCCTGGATGCCCTGCGGGCCCTCGGGCCCGGGGACCGTGGATGCGGGCCCGGGCGGGCCCGCCGCTCCATCGGCTCCTGCGGGTCCTGCGGGCCCGGGGACCGTGGATGCGGGCCCGGGATCGCCTTCCGGGCCCGGGGGCCCGGGAGGACCCGTGGGCCCGGGCAGCCCGCCCGATGTCTCGACGTTGACGTAGATCGGGGGCTGCTCGAACGTGACATCGACGTGGACTGGATCGATCACTTGACCACGTCACCCTGGACCGACACGGAGCCCGCGAGCAGGGTGTAGACCCGCCCGTCCGTCCACGCCAGCTGCAGATCCCAGCGCGTGCCGTTGCCGGTCGTGCTCCAGCTCGCCGCCGGAAGTTCGACGCTGATCTCGTTGGGCGGTGTCAGGACGCACGGCAGGACGATCGTGCCCGACGGCCCCCTGATCTCGGCCCGCGGGGTCGCACCCGCGAGATCGACGGGGGTCGTGTGCGCCTCGTCGCCCCACACCTTGACGATCCACGAGTAGGAATCGCCCCGGTAGAGCCTGAGGGAGAGGTTGCCCGGGTGATCGCTCATCCGAGCAGCTGGCCCATGTCCCGCCAGCGGTTCAGGGCGGGCTTGATGGGCACGATCCAGTCGCCCGCGAGGCGCACCGACTGGCCCGCCTGATCCACGTAGGACGCCTCCCCGAAGGGGGCCTCCCGGTACTTCCAGCCGTAGCCGAAGGCCCGCAGCGCGAGCGCTCCGATCTCGGCCTCGCCATCGCTGGGAATGCCGAGATAGGAGCCCAGGTAGCGGTCGATCGCGGCGTTGATGGCAGGCGCGAGCGCATCCGCCCACGCCTGCTCGGCCGCCGACGGGCTCGCCACTCGCACGAACGCGAGCCCGTCGGTGGCCGTCACCCATTCCACTGCGATCAGGTGGCCGCGAGCCGGTAGATCGCCGTCGGGAAGTACACCGCGGTGGCGCCCATGCCCCACACGGCCACGTTGCGCCCGAGCTTGGCGACATCGTCATCGTCGATCTGGAACGGGCCGTCCTCGTGCCACCCCGCCGTGGAATCGTTGGACACGAGCATGTTGCCCGCGTTCACGGCCGCCGACTGGTAGACGCGGATGCCGCTGATCACCGGCTGCAGCGTGCCTGCCGCGGTGCCGGTGCCGATCGCGTTCTGCGCGTTCACGGGCTTGACCTTGGAGATCAGCGCGAGGAACACGTCGGGGGCTGCGATCCCGAACGTCGCGGGCTCGCCGGTCTTGGTCAGGATCGCGGACGAGGCCGCGCCCAGGGCCGCGAGGATCTGATCCTCGGTGGCGCTCGCCCAGGTGATCGTCTGCAGCACGAGGCCCGCGGTGGCCTCGATCGCGTTGACGAACGTGGCCTCCGTCACCACCGCATAGGCGGCGTAGAGGATCCGCACGTACGCGTCGAGGTAGGACGGATCGCTGCGCCGCAGCAGCTGCAGGCTGATGTCCGAGCCGCCCGCGAACGTCTTGATGGCCGACGTGCCCTTCAGCAGGTCAACGCGGACGGAGGTGATCTCGGACTTCTGCGTCACCTGCTCGCCCACGATGGTCGAGAGGTCGCCCGTGAAGTACGGCCAGTCCACCGACATGCCCGAGCCCGAGAGGGATTCGCGGCCCCAGGCGTTGATGGCGGGGCGGCGGGCCTCGATGATGCCCTTGACGGCACCGAGTCCGCCCCCCGTCATGACGCCCGGGTTGTTGGTCGTGATCTGGTCCGCGAGCGCGCGGTGGTAGACATCGCGCAGCTTGGCGTCGGCATCGACCAGGTGCCACAGCTCGGCCACGTTGCGCGCCATGAGCACGGCCCGATCGGCCTCCGCCTCCTGGCTCCGGGTGAGCACGTTCTCCGCGAGCTCGCGCCGCAGGGCCGTCACCTGCTCGCCCGCGATCGCCCGGAACCTGATCTCGAGGTCCGCATCGCTGCGCCGCGTCTCGGTGGGCTCGGTCGTTGTCGTTTCGATCATGTCCTGCTCCCTCACTGCCACGTTGGAGGATCGGTAGGCCGGGATATGGGTTCCGGCGATCGCCACGATCCGTTTGACCTGCCGATGCAGGACTCGATCCTTCGCCTGCTGCACGATCCCGGGTGCGAACTCGATGCTCGCCCCGTCGATGCCGGCCCGCACCTGCTCTCGGTATGCGAGCGCGCCCGGGGTGTCGAACAGCCGGCCCTTGTAGCGCAGCGCCTCGGGCGTGTCCTCGAACGTCACCGCCCCGATCATCTCGCCGCCGTGGCGGGAGAAGAACGGCGCGGGCTTGGCGTCCAGGAGCGCGTCCCGGAACGCACCCGGCGCGAAACGCTCCGGGGTGCTGCCGTACTCGGCGGTCGAGCCCGAATCCTCGCCGTAGACGATCGCGGTGCCTTCGAGGGAGCGCCCGTCGCCCTCGTCCCGGATCACCACCGCCCCGGCCCGGTACTCCGTGGTCTGCGTCATGCGTTCACCTCTACGGCTTGGGGCTCCTCGGGTGCCGTGTCTGCGGGCGGGCCGGACGCGATCGTCGCGCTCCCGAGCAGGGCGTAGCCCTCGGCCCTGCGGACTTCGTCCGGGGTGAGCCAGCCCGCCCGGACTCCGCTCTCGTAGGCCGCGTAGCGCGCGCCCTGCTCGGCGCGCGTGAGGTGCGACAGGTCGAGACTGATCCGCCGCCCCACCTGGTAGTCGCCGGGCAGGTAGTCGGAGAGGGCGTCCCCGATCGCGCCCGCGTAGGGCTCCAGGGTGTAGCGCGCGAAGGTGATGCCCTGGGCCTCGGTTGTCGAGTAGGTCATCGAGCCGTAGGCAGAACGGACGTTCACCATCGCGGGCGGCACCCCGAAGTAGCGCGCGATCGAGGCGCCCATGTTTTCCAGCGCGCTGTCGGCCTGCGACGTGCCGAGATCCGCCCCGAACGTCTCGGCCTTCACGCCGCGGGCGAGGATCGCGGGCACGTTGGAGCCCAGCGCCCGGAGCTCCACCCAGCGCTCGCGCATCGCGTCCATCTGCTCGCGCGTCATGTCCTGGTCCGTGGACAGCGTGATCAGCGGCGCACCGCCGGCCTCCCACCAGTCACCCGTGTACGCCGCCGCCGCGTCGGCCGCGAGGAACGTGTCCTGGGCGAGCCGCAGGAGTGACGCCTGCTCGGGGGAGAGGGAGGGGAACAGTGCCCGCCGCACCAGCCGGATCGAATCGGGGCTGATCGGGTTCCCGTCGAGCAGCGGCGGGCCGCCATCCGGCCATTGCAGGCGCGGCGGGGACACGGGCACGACCGACCACGGCACGCCCTCGGAATCGGTGCCGCCTCTGGCGATCAGCGGGCAGACGTTGTAGAGCGCGAGCGTGCTCGCGACCTTCCACAGCCACTCGCGCATGGTGAGCGTGGACATGGGGCGCCGGGTGAGCCGGGACGGCGCCAGGGGGTCGGTGCCGCGCCATTCGTTGACCTGGGCACCCGAGACGGCATCCGCGATGGTGCGCACGCACGCGTAGACCACGTCCACGCCCAGGACGAGGCGCTCGGATGCGTTGCCGCCGCCGCGCACGAACGTCGGGTGTTCGAGCGAAGTCTCGCGCCGGAACACGACCGGAGGCCGGTCGATCATCAACGGCTGCGGCGCCTCGGTGACAGACGTGCGCCGTTTCTTCCCCACGGGCGGTAACTATGCACTCCGCATAGCGAATATGCACTACCCGATGAACGGCCCCGTGGGCACCACCTCACCCGGGCGGGTGAGCGCGTAGAGCGCCATCGACCCCGACACGATCGCATCGATCGCCGTGACGCTCGCGCGCCTGCTGAACTTCCAGCCGTCGCCTACGCGCATGCGGCCGGCGCCCGCCAGCTGCTGCGCGAAGAGCAGGGAGCCGTCGTGGCTCATGTCGCCCGACAGGACGTGCGCCTCCAGGTTGGCGGCGGCGCCCGCCATCTGGCGCGATGCCAGCCCGACCACCGGCCAGTCGCCGTCGATCGCCGCGCTCTCGAGGGCGGCCGCGATGGGTGCCCCCGAGTCGTAGACGATCCGCTCGGGCCCGTACTGCTCGACCAGCAGGCGCAGCGCCGCGACCACCGTGGACGGCGACAGCGCCGCAGAATCCGACGGCGATTCCATCGAGGTCGCAAGGCGCACGTGGGGGAGCCCAGATGAACCCGACACGTGCGCCACCACGATGCTCGCACGCTGCCAGCCGTGCCCCGTGTCGATCGCGATCGCGACCCGCTCACCCGGCCCGGGATGAGGGGCGAGCGGGTCGGTGCGAGCATGCCAGTACGGACCCGGGATGATCGATTCCTCGGACACGGTCCACAGGTTCAGGCGTTCGCGCGCCCAGGCCCCTTCGCCCAGGCGGGCACGCTCATACGCCAGCGCGCGCGGCTGCAGTAGCTCACGCAGCGACGGGTTGGCCGCAGCGATGGCCGCGGGATCGTCGGGTGCCGCGCCCTCGGGCGCCGCCCACCACAGCATCCCGTAGCCCGGGATCGGCACGCCCCCGGCCGCCGCCCTGACGCCGGTGTCGTACCAGTCCCGGAGCAATACGCTGTGCTCGCTCCCGGCCGTGGACAGTCCGACCAGAAGGGCCGTCGGCCGTGTGGCCATGGTCGGGAGCAGAGCGTCGAACACGTCCGTGGTCGCATGCGTGGCCACCTCATCGAACACGGCCAGATCGACCGAGAGCCCGCGCAGGTTGTTGCGCGCCTCCCTCGACGCCACGTCGTAGTAGGTGCCGGCGGGACCGCGGATCCCGTTGTACATCGTGACGTAGGCGCCGAGCCCCTCCACGTCCACCAGCACGTCGTGGTAGATGCGCGCCGCCTGGCGCCGGTCGTAGGCGAGCCCGATCACCGTCTGCCACAGCGGACCCGGCAGCATCAGGGACCAGTCGAGGATCGCCCGGACCAGGGTGGACTTCCCGTTCTGTCTCGCCGTGCTCAGAACGACGTGGCGCCACACCGGCTGGCCGCGTCGATCGCACGCCAGCGCGTACCGGAGCGCGTACCGCTGCCACGTCAGCAGCTGGAGCCCGACGTGCTCGACGGCCCACGCCTCCGCGAGCGCCCCGAACGAGTGCGTTGCCTCGGGCGGGAGGGGCACCGCGTACCGGGGCGGGGTCGCGAGCTTCGGGAGGATCAGCCGAACGGGCTTGGGCGGCGGAAGGGGATCGAGACGTGCGACCCGCGCCGCCCGGAGCGCGTGGCGGGTGCGCGCGTTGCGCCCGAGAACGGGAAGGCCGTCCCCCGGGGGAGGGACGGCCCTCGCGATGGAACGGGCGTGGCCGGGCACGCCCCGGAGCCTAGCTGCGCTGCTTGGACTTCTCGCGCTCGGTG